TATGACTTTGAAGGTTCCAACATGTCTGTTTTGTTAGACGTGCTTGCATATAACACGTATCAAAATAATTTCTATACGAATATGGCAATATCTGAAATGTTTTTGGATAGTGCAATATTAGAAAATTCTGTTGCTTCTCACACCAAAGAGTTGAATTATTTGCCTAGATCATCTAGATCGGCAAAGGCGGTTGTTTCGTTAACAATAAACGATCCTACAGAAACTGCTTCTACACTTGTGGTTCCGAGATACACAAAATTTTCTGCAAGATCAAACACCACAGGCGTGGGATATAATTTTTACACAGATCAAACATACATTGCATCTAAACAACCAAATGGAAACTATTTTGTAGACTGCGTTGAAATATTTGAAGGTGAATTGGCAGACGAAGCATTTTTTATAACCAGTCCACAAGAGGTTGTAGAACTTACAAATGAAGATATTGATACTTCAAGCATACGAGTGATTACCAATTTCGAAGAACCTACTGAACAAGAAGAATATTTCTATAGAGAAGGTATATATGGTGTTGAAGCAACAGACCCTGTTTTTTATCTACAGGCAGGTTTAAACAACACTTACGAAATATATTTTGGAAGAAATGTTTATGGCAAAACACCTTCATTTAATGAAGAAATAAGAGTTTTTTACAGAATATCTTCTGGTGAGGATGCCAATGGTTCTACCAATTTCTTGACTAATTTCAGATCAAATGTGTTTGTGCAAACTACGTCACCTGCTGATGGTGGCAAACCAAGAGAGAGCATAAGTGATATTAAATATTTTGCGCCTAGGTCAGTTCAAATACAAGAACGTGCAGTCACGAGACGTGATTACGAAACTCTTTTGAAGCAAAGGTTTAATGAAATACTTGATGTGTCTGCATTCGATGGTGAAGAACTTGATCCGCCACAACACGGCAAGACTGCTATCGCAGTTAATGTAGATGGTGGCATTTCTGAGAGTTCTAAAAATGCCTTTTTGAGTTTTCTTTCAAACAAAACTCCACTTGCTATCCAACCCGTATTCATAGATTCTGATTACATGTATGTTGACACAGATATTACTGTTTATGTTGATGAAAACACAAGAACGCAAACGAATGATGAAATAAAATCTACTATACAAGATTTGATTGTTCAGTTTAATCTTGACAATTTAGAGAAGTTTGCTTCAACTTTCCAAATATCAAGACTATCAAGAGAGATAGACGAAACTTACAATTTTATTTTAAGCAACACAATTAAATCAGAACCATATATTGAATATAACCCTGCAATAGGAATATTTGAAAATCCAAGATTTAATTTTGGAACAGATTTGATTGTTCCTTATCCTTTTTCAATAAGTGAAGGGTTTTCAAACTACAAACCCTCAATAAAAAGCACAAACTTCACATTTGATGGGACAAGTTGTTTCTTCCAAGACAATGGTAAAGGAAACATTCAGTTATTAAGTTCTGACATTGCAAATATTCAAGTAATCAAACCAAAAATAGGTTCTGTTCAATATGATACAGGGGTTGTGAAATTATCAAACTTTATAACAAGTGATTATCAAGGAAATGCAATAAAAATATTTGCCAATACTGTAAATAGAAATATCACATCGCCAAAAAACAGAATACTTAGATTGAGAACAGATGATGTTCGCTTCCATATTGTAGGTAAGAGATGAGCGTAAGAGACTTAATAGGTAAAAATCCTTCTATATTCATAGAAAAGCAATTCCCTTCCATCTATAGGGAAGAAGCAAAAGAATTGATTTCTCTTGTAGAAGAATATTATCGCTTTTTGGAAAGAGACATAGAAGGGTATTATGTTTCTGGTTATTCTTCAATAACCCAAAAAAACTTTTCTGAAAGATATTCGACAAAAGCAGAAGCGAATGAAAGACTACAAGAACTTCAAAATAACGGTAGTTATCTTGAACTAGAGGTAGTGGAAATAAAAAATCAGAGTGTATATCATGCCAGAAGAATGTTTGAGTATAGGGACATAGACACTACTGCAATAAACATGCTTATGTTCTACAGGAACAAATATCTAAGAAACCTTCCTTTCGATCAAACGAACATAAGGTTTATTCTAAAAAATATAATGGAACTTTATAGAAGAAAAGGAAGTAGAGAAGGTATTGAACTTTTCTTCAAGATGTTCTATAATGAAGAAGTTGAAATATACTACCCGTCATATGACATGTTAAAACCTTCTGCATCCACATGGGTTGTTGGTAGATATATTCAATTGTATCCTATTGATGATGTTACTATATTTTCGGATATAATCGGTAAAAAAGTTTTTGGTTCTGTTTCCAATTCAGAAGCATTTGTTGACAATGTTTATTTTGCAAGGGCAGATAAATCTTTAATACCTATTGTTTTTTTAAGTAAAATACGAGGTCAATTTAGGGGTTCTGATACCATATTCAGAATTGAACCCACAAGAAAAGTTTATGGTCGTGTCTATGGTTCTTTGGATGAAGTGACTTCTTTAGGTCAGTTTCAGGGGACGCCAAATAATAAAGTTGGCGACATAGTCGATCTTAAAACAAAATCTGGTTATGGTGGTAAAGCAATAGTTACATCTGTAACAGAAGACCTTTCAGGCGAAATTAGTTTTGAAATTGTAAACGGTGCTTACGGTTATACTATAGATGGGTCTGACATTATCATTTCCAATCAAACTATATTTGTAGATAATCCAGAACTTTCTTTTGTGGAATACGAAAAAGTAACACAAGATACTGGAACAGAAATAGTGACTGGTAGGGTTATCGGTCAAAACACAGAGTCAGTGGGTATATTATTAGATGACGAAACAAAACCCTTTGTTCAAGGAACGTTTTCAACTTTAGATAGGGAAGAAAACATATCGTTCCAATCTTTATTTGTCATTGATGTAAACTCATCGGCAAGTGCAGAAGTTGGCGAAGTTCAAAACACAGAAGAAATAGAAATCATTGTCGATCTGATAGAAGATTTTCTTAACGTTCCAATAGATTCAACGAACTATTCAAAAGTTCCGCCTGCACAAGCAAGTATGTCTGGTGGTTCTGCAAATCTTTCAACACCTATTAATCAAGCGTTTGTTCCACAGGTTTTCAATGTAGGTAACATAACAAAACTGGCAAACATAAACCCCGGTTTTGACTATGAAAACAATGTTTTTGTTTTAGCAAGAGAAACCCTTCTTAGCAAATTCAATTACAGAAATCAAATTATTAGTTATAGTGTTCAAAATTCAGATGTGAGTCTTTTGGTTAATGATGTTATAGTTCAAGAAAAGCAAGTCGTGAATTTTGAAGGGCAGACTATAACTATACAAGCAAGAGGTCTTATTGTAGAAAAAATAGGTAATGACATTTATGTTAAACAACTTTCTTTCGAACCATTTATAAAAGACAATCCATTCTTTAAGGAAAATAGTAGTATACCTATTACAATCAATTCTATTTCAAGAGACACTAATTCCTTGCCTTTGGGACTTAATGCTGATATAAGTGGCAATTCAGAGTTTTTACCCGGTAAAATATTAGAGGTTTCTGTATTTGATAGTGGGATTGGTTACGAACACAATTCTAAAATAGAAATGTTCAATACAAGAAAAATTGAAGAAGCAAAAGATGCACTTGACGCTGCTATAGAAAATGGCGAAAGTCAAAGTGTGATAGATGATCTTCAAGACGAATATGACTTGCAAAGAACAACGCCTGCTGCTTCTGGTATAGGGAAATCAAGATCGCAAGGTATAACGGAAGGTAAGTGGGAAACAACCACGTCTCACTTGAACAGTGAAGATGGTAAAGTAATACAAGATAGCGATTTCTATCAAGATTTTTCATATGAGATTTACACAAGTCTAAATCCAGAATTGTATGAAGAAAATCTAAGAGATGTTGCACACCCGGCAGGAACTAGTTTGTTCACCAGTTTCTCTAATTTTGGTGTTATAAATAACAACATAGAAATATTACAAGAAACAACTGTATTGAAAAAAGTTGACTATGTTATAGAACAAGAAAGCAATGAGAACATCATCATTGGCGAAGACGGAACACAATATCTGGTAACTAATTTTGAATAAGGCAAAAAATGGCAGTCAAAACAAACAAATTTACTGAAAATCTTGTCAACAGATTTTTAGATGATTTCTCACAAAGTAATTACTACGTTTTTGGTTCTGATTACAATCTTTCGCAAACGAGTGAGAACACCGACTTTTCAAAGACAGATTTTTTAGAAAAAACGATTTTTGGTAAGAGACTCACTTCCAACGACTTCGCTTTTATGATAAGAAATGTTGTTTGGCAAAGTGGGAATGTTTATGACGAATATGATGACAGGGTAAATTTACAAGGTAAAAACTACTACGTTGTAGTGGAACCAGACACTATCGAAGGCGGAAATTATTATGTGTTCAAGTGCCTATTTAACAATCAAGGCGCTGTTTCAACAC